CCCCCTCCCCCAACAACCCCGCCACACTACTTGGAGTCGGACGAGGAACGTGAAATCTTGGCTGCGGCCCGTGCGGAGGTGAACAATGCTTAATGTCTTCTACACATGGGTCATCGCGGGCCTGATTGCTCTTGGAGTGGCTGGCGGCATCTACGAACACCACGCCGGGTACGAAGAGGCCATGACCGAAAACGCCCTGAAGGTGGCGGAGGCCAACGAACACGCCCGAGACACCGAGCAGAAGCTGGCTGACACCCTGACCGACCACGCAACCCAACTACGAAAGGCCCAGAAAAATGCTGACCAAAACGCTGCGAAGCTCAAGCTTGATATTGGTGATGGCTCTCTGCGGCTGTCACTCCCTACCAACGGTTGTGTACAAGCCCCCGCAGGTGCCGCCTCTGCCAGCGGAGATAGCGGAGAAAACCGAGCCGAACTTGACCGACAGACTGCTCAAGCTCTTGTCACCATCACAGAAGACGGAGACTCCGCCATCCGCAAGCACGCAGCCTGCGTTGACGCCTACAACGAAGTGAGGGAGAAGCTCAATGCTAACCGCTGACCAGTGCCAAGCCATGGGCATCCCGCAAGGGTGGGACGCCGCCTTGAACGCCACATTTGACAAGTTTGGCATTGCCACTCCCGTGCAGCAGGCCAGCTTCATCGGCCAGTGCAGCCACGAGTGCAACAACTTCAACACCCTTGAAGAGAACTTGAACTACAAGGCCGAGGCGCTGATGCGTCTGTGGTCAAAGCGCTTCCCCACCATTGAGATTGCCAACCAGTATGCCAAGAATCCCCAGAAAATCGCAAACAAGGTCTATGCTGACCGCATGGGAAACCGTGACGAGGCTTCTGGTGACGGCTATCGTTTTCGCGGTCGTGGTTGCATACAACTTACTGGTCACGCTAATTATTTTCATGCTGGCACTGCCTGTGGGGTTGATTTTGTTATGCAGCCCGACTTGGTGGCGACGCCTAAGCACGCGGCGATGACCGCAGGCTGGTTTTGGGCCACCCACGGCTTGAACCAGTTTGCCGACTCCGGCGACTACCTGACCATGACAAAGCGCATCAACGGCGGCACCATTGGGTTGGACGAGCGCGTGCGCAAGATTCAGAGCGTGCTTCGCGTTTTGAGCTGACCCAGATACAATCAACCAAGCGCACACCAGAGGGAAATCATGGATAACCAGCAGCTATTCAACGCCATCGTCACCCTTGCCGGGTTCATGGGCGGGTACATTTTCAATTCCATGACCGCCAAGCTTCAAAAGCTGGAAGACAAGATCAATGACTTGCCTCACAGCTATGTCGGCAAAGACGACTACAGAGGCGACATCGCCGAGGTCAAAGCGATCCTGAAGCAAATTTTTGACAAGTTGGACGCCAAGGCCGACAAATAATCCAGAAGGACTACTATGGCAACCACACCCTCATGGGTCATGACCTACGACAGCCTGACCTCTACGGTGCTTCAGTACCTAGAGCGCAAAGACGCTGCCGTCGTTGCTGCCATACCCACCTTCATTTCCCTGACAGAGTTTGAGATTGCCCAAGAGATTAAGACCCTTGGACAGTTGCAGGTTGCACAGTCCCATATGACCGCTGGCAACCCCGTGCTACAAAAGCCTGCACGTTGGCGCAAGACGGTCTCCATGAACGTCACCACCCAAACCGGTGATCAACCAGTTTTTTTGCGCAAGTATGAGTACCTGCGCAACTACGCGCCAAGCTCTTCAATGGGCGACGTGCCTCAATACTACGCCGACACCGACTGGGATCACTGGTACTTGGCACCGACTCCAGATCAGGCCTATGCCTTCGAGGTGCTGTATTACGAGCGCATTGAGCCCCTGAGTTCGACCAACCAGACCAACTGGCTGACAATGAACGCACCCAATGCCATGTTGTTCGGCACCCTGTTGCAGGCCATGCCATTCCTGAAAAACGACCAGCGAGTCATTTTCCAGCAGAAATATACGGAAGCGCTCAACTCCCTCAAAACAGAGGATGTGGCCCGCGTTGGTGACCGTCAAGCCATTGCCGTGGACTCTTAATCATGCACGCTATCTACATCATCACCAACACCGTGAATGCCAAGCAGTATGTTGGCATTACCACGGACTTGGAGCGCAGGTGGAAGCGGCATCGCAATGCCAATGAAGGCCAGTTTCTTCATCGCGCCATTAAAAAACATGGTGTAGATGCTTTCGTCTTCACCCACATTGCGGATGCATTTGACGCTGAGTCTGCCAAAATGATTGAGCGCCTGCTAATTGCGGAGCACAACACAAAAATGCCGCATGGCTACAACATGACCGATGGTGGCGATGGAACCATGGGCATGCCCAAAACCGAAGAGCACAAGCAAAAAATTCGTGAGTCAAACAAAAAGACATGGGATAGCAGGCCAGACCTAAAAAAGGCAATTGGCGAAATGAACAGCATCCTGAAAAAAGGTAAACCCAGTGGCAAAAAAGGCGTCCCAAGTGGTCGGAAAGGCATAGCGCACTCCCCTGAGCATGCCGCAAAAATCAAAGAATCTTTGAATACGCCAGAATCAAAAGCAAAACGAAGTGCGTCAGCCAAAAAGGCTTTGAGCGATCCGCAGTGGAAAGCAGAGCAAAGCGCTCGGTTGAAAACAATTTGGGCCATTAGAAAAGCCAAAAAGGAGGCAGAATCATGTCTGTAAGCTATACAAATCCATACACCGGTCAAACAATCAGTCCCTCACAAGTCTCTTACGAGCAACTGTCCATTACCGGTGACACGATCCTGAACTGGCCGGTCAACGGAAACACCGGCAACGTCGTCGCCAACATCATTGAGGTCACGGCATCTGCCGGTGGCTTCAACCTGTTCATGCCAGCGGCCACGCAGGTCTCCGACGGACAGAGCGTTCTGATCCGCAACATCGGATCAAACCCTTTCTACGTTGTCAATTCTGCCGGTGGCGCCATCGTCACGGTGAACTCCGGCATCGCCCAGTTCATCTACGTCACCGACAACACCACCGCGCCCGGTACATGGGGTTCGGTGCAGTTTGGTGCGGGAACGTCTGCGGCCAATGCTGCAACGCTGGATGGCTATGGAATGACCGCCGTCGGCAACACGCTGAACACCACCATCTCAGTCAATACGTTTTCGTCCACCTACACGTTTTTGCCCAGCGACCAGTCCTCAATCTACGTGTGGACTGGCGGCGCTGGAACTGTCACCCTGCCGTCTGCCGTGGGCGTAGGAGCAGGCTGGTACATCATCGTCAAGAACGATGGCACCGGTATCCTGAACGTCGCCCTGACCGGCAGCAACACCATTGACGGCCAGTCCAGTGCCCAGCTCCAGATCGGCGAGTCCTTTGTGGTGGTTTCCAGTGGCACCAACTTCTACAGCTATGCCTATGGGCGCTCGGCCACATTTTTCTTCACTGCTCTGGTCAAGAACATCACTGGCGGCACGGTCACCCTGACATCGCTGGAAGCGGCCAACATCATCCAAGAGTACCAAGGCACTCTGACCTCGAACGCAACGATTATTCTGCCGCCCACGGTGCAGTTGTACTCGCTGCAAAACAAGACCACCGGATCGTTCACGCTGACGTTCAAAACCACGACCGTTGGCGCATCTACCGTGGTGCTGCCGCAGAACCAGACCATCATCGCAATCTGTGATGGCACCAACGTCTACAACGCCCAAACGTCCACATCGTCGTCCATCAATGCTCTGACCCTTGGAAATGGCTCTGCGGCTGCTCCATCGCTGTCCTTTGCGGGTGATGCGACCACCGGCCTGTACTTGGCCGCAAGCCACCAGCTTGGCCTCGCGGTGAATGGCGTGAATGGTGCAACCCTTACCCCCACCGGCTTGCTTGTGCCCGTGGGTATCAACGGCGGTGCTTTCTGACATGACCGATAAAGTCGTTGTCCTACAAACCGGCCCCGGCATTCAGCGGGACGGCACCCAATTTGCATCCGGCACGTATGTTGACGGCAGGTGGGTTCGCTTCCAGTACGGAAAGCCTCGCAAGATTGCTGGCTACAACGGTGCGTTCTTGAACTCTTCGGGGATCAGCCGAGGCATGATCATGAGCGCCGACAACGGCATCAACTACGTCATTTCCGGCTACAGCGATGGAATCCAGCAATGGACAACCGACAACGATGACGCTGTTGGTTTTGGCCCTGTATCAGTGGAGCCGATTGGCCCCGTTGCGTCCATTGGGATCACCACCCAAGGCTCCGCATACACCAACGGGACGTACACCAACGTGCCCATCAACGCCGTGGCAGGCACTGGCTGCTTGGCTACCGTCACGGTGTCCAGCAACTTGGTGTTCAACATCGTGGTGACCACCGCTGGCATCAACTACGTCCACAATGAGTCCGTGACCATCAATGCCTCCGACATCGGTGGGACTGGATCGGGATTTACTGGCTACATCGCCTCCCTGACCACGTACAACCCCAGTGCCAACACCCTGTGGCAGTTCGACATTGGCTACGACGCCGAAGGCAATGGTCAGAACAATCTGATCGCTCACCCCGGTCAGAACCTGAACGACATTTCCTCCACGACAAACACCCGTCCGATGTACGGCCCATTCACCGGCCTGAGCTTGACCCCTGTGGGCATTTTTACAGCCAGTGGCACCACCAGCAGCGGCGTGAACACTGTGACCTTTGCATCAACCATTGCGGCGATTGGCGCAGGCCTGACCGTGACTGGCACCGGTATCCCTGCCAACACCACCGTGGTGTCTGCGGCGACCGTGGGTGGCGTCTGGACGGCCACCTTGAGCAACAACGCCACCGCGTCCGGCACTGTGACGCTGACCTTTGACGCCAACATTTCGGTGTCGGGCGGCGTCGTGATGTTGTTCCCATACCTGTTTGTGTATGGCAACAATGGATTGATCCAAAACTGTTCCGCAGGCAACTTTAACGATTGGGTATCTGCCGATGCAAACGCCAACAACATTTCATCAACCAAAGTCATCAAGGGCCTACCTATCCGGGGAGGCACGACTTCGCCTTCTGGTCTGTTTTGGACTCTGGATTCTCTGGTGCGCGTTAGCTATGCACCCTACACCGTAAACGGCCTGAATTTCTATTGGAAATATGACCTGATCACCCAGCAGTCATCCATCATTTCCAGCTCATGCGTCATTGAGTACGACGGCATTTTCTACTGGATCGGAACCGATCGGTTTCTGTCCTACAACGGTGTGGTGCAGGAAATCCCGAACGAGCAGAACAACAACTACTTCTTCGACAACCTGAACTATGTCCAGCGCCAAAAGGTGTGGGCAAGCAAGGTGCCGCGCTGGGGTGAAATCTGGTGGTTCTTCCCCAACGGCGACAGCGATGAGTGCAACGACGCCATCATCTACAACGTGCGTCAAAAGTGCTGGTACGACTCCGGCCAAGCCATGGGCGCACGCCGCTCGGCTGGGGTGTTCTCGGAAGTGTTCCGCCGCCCAATCTGGGGTGGAGTCGACTCCAATGGAACTGGGGGCTACACCCTGTGGCAGCATGAAATTGGCACCAATGAGGTGTTCACCAACCGCGTCAACGCCATCGAATCATTCTTTGAGACCAATGTGATTGGTGCGAACATGGGTCTGGTAGGTGCAGTGCAGCAGCCCGGCGACAACAAGTGGACGCGCATTGAGCGCATTGAGCCCGACTTTGTGCAGTCCGGCGACATGGAGGTGGTGATTACCGGCAAGTCCTATGCGGATGACGCGGATGATCCATCCACACCGTACACGTTCTCGCCCACCACGCTCAAGATTGACATGAAGGAGCAGCGCCGCGAACTGCGCCTGCGCTTCACCAGCAACACGCAGAACGGGGATTATTTCCTTGGCCGCACCTTGCTGAGTCTGGACACTGGTGACATTCGCGGTTCGGGCAATCCATAATGGTGACCTACGATCCGCGCAACATGACGTGGGACTATTACTGTGCCCTCATGGCGGAATTGTTCGCCCAGAATCAGCTTGGCACCGTCCCCGAAACGCATTGGCGCGAGTGGGTGGACGGCATGAACGGCATCGGTAATTTCAACAACTCCGGCATCCCCGACTCCCGAGGCTTCGCTACGTGGCAAGACTGGGCCTGTCAGATGGTCGGCATCATGAACGTGGAGCAATAGCATGACACCTAAAGAAATTATTTCTGCTGACTACCGCACCAATCATCAGGGGCGAGAATACTCCGAGCAGCAAGCGCAAGCGGTGTTTCGGAAATACTTGCAAAACGGCGGCAAGCACGTAGTGTTTGGTCGCACCATGTTTTTAATCAAACCACTTGATCAAAGCACCGTGGAATTCCACACCATCAACGGTGGCAATGAAGTTGATCTGGTCAATGGCGTCAATCAGCTCATGCAAGTTCTTAGCCAACATTTTTCAAGGGCTGTGACTTACTATGACAACCCGCGCATCAATGATCTTTTGGTGCATGCAAGTTTCCCGCACTCAGCCCACAAGGTTGATCAAGGCCGAGACCGAACCTATGAACTTATTTTTGATTTGAGGGGCGCATAATGGGTTGGGTTAATCATGCGACTGACGCCATTGCAGATACCGTAAATCACTGGGGTGACGCCATCAGTGGTGAGGTGAGCCACATCAGCGATGTCATGTCCAATGATGCGCTCGCAAAAGCGCTGACTACTGCTGGCGTAGGCTATCTAACCGGCGGCTTTGGGCTGGGCTCCATAGGGAGCATGGTAGGAAGCTCGCTGGTGGACGCTGGCGTAGTTTCCAGCACTGCGGCGGCAAATGCAGTTGGCTCGGCCATTGTTCAGGCTGGCCTTTCTGTTGCCTCTGGTGCGCCCATAGACAAAGCTTTGGAGAACGGAGCCCTGAGCGTTCTAAGCTCTCAAGTTATTGCGCCAGAAGTTGCTGCCGAAGTGAAAAGCGTGGTGGACAACCCGGTGGTTGCAAGCATGGCTACCAATGCGGGTACGGCCCTTGCAACGGGAGCCCTACAAGGCCAATCCGGCGACGCCCTCACCAAGTCCGTAGTTGGCTCTGCCACGGGCGCTTTGGCTGGCGCTGCCGGGCAGGAAGTTGGCTCCCAAGTTTTGAGCAACATTGACGATCCCACCATTGCCAAGATCGCTGCCGACGCCGCCAGTGCAGGAACCGGCGCGGCCATTATGGGCAAGGATGCAGGTCAAGCCGCCCTGAATGCCGGTGCAACCACCGCCGCACACTCCGATCTTGGCGGCTACGACATGGCTGGGGTCTTGCCTTCGGTTGATCTGTCCGGCGTCAAAGAGGCGATCCAGCCCATCAGCAACGCGCTGACCAGCGTGGCCCAGCCCGTGAGTGACGCGGCCACACAGGTCTTGCAACCGCTGGAGCAGCCCATCAAGAACATCGCCCAAGCAGGCAGCGACGCCGCCACCTCGGTGTTGCAGCCGGTGGGTAATGCCGTCAGCAGCGCAGCCAGCAATCTGCCCAGCGTGAACCCGCCCAACATTACGCTGCCCCAGACTGGTGCATTGCCCACGACGACTGCCGCCGCGACTCCTGCTGCGACTCCTGCCGCGAACCCTAGCGCTACATCGACGACTACTCCAAACACTCAATCATCGCCTTTTATTGCTGCGAATCCACAGGTTTTGAATAACTCCAGCGCAGCCCAACAAAGCCCCACAAAAATGGCACAACTACAACAGCTTTATCAGTCCCTGACTCCTGAGATGCAGGACGCCTTTGCCATGCACGGGATTCAAGAACCACAAACTGCTGCTCGCGGCGGCAGCATTGGTCATTACGACACCGGTGGGAGTTCGATCCCCGGCCTCAATGATCTGCAAAATTTCTTCACCAGCGCCACACCCAAAGGCCCCTCGGCATCGCCCGCGATCTTGGACGCGGCCAAGGTAGTTGACCAGCCTTCCCGCATTGCTGCTTTGAAGCAGCTCAGAAGCGGCCTGAGCGGTCAATCCCAAGCCTCTGGACTGGCGGCAGGGGGGTTGCCCCACAAATACGCTGAAGCGGCTCCAGAGGGCCATAAACCCGAATTCATCACCGGCGTGACCGGCTACTATGCCCAAGGCGGAGGAACAGGCCAGTCCGACGACATTCCGGCCATGCTTCATGATGGCGACTACGTGATTGACGCGGAGGCTGTCTCGGCTCTGGGCGACGGCTCTAGCAAGGCTGGCGCTGAGGCGCTGTCAAAGTTCCAGTCCCAGTTTGCCCACCACGATACCGGCCCCGAAAAGGGCAAGCCGGTGCCCGCCAAGATCGCGGACGGCGAGTACGTCTTCCCCGCAGCGTTCGTCACAGCCTTGGGCGGTGGGGACAACAAGAAAGGTGCCAAGCTTTTGGATGACATGCGCGTTGAACTGCGGATGCACAAAAGAGCGGCACCTACCAGTAAAATCCCCCCAAAGGCCGAAAGTCCACTTGACTATCTGAAGATGGCGAAAGGTTAAAAATGGCAAATTTGCTCGACAGTTCCGCGACAACGACGACAACATCCACCGCACCGGGGTTTTACACCAACTACCTGAGCGGGCTGGCTTCCAACGCCACCAACGCGGCCAACAATGCCCAGTTTGCTGGTGCAACCGACCTGCAAAACAACGCATTCAACAATGTGACGAATGCTGGTGGCGCATTTCAACCCACGCTTTCAGCGGCAGGGAACACGTTAAACGCGGCCACAACGGCCAACAGCCCCTTGTCTGCGGCCAACCCCTATCTGGATCAAGCAACGAGCGATGTAGGCGCTACAGCCAGCGGATTGATGAACCCGTACATGACCAACGTGGTCAATGCGATTGGTGACGCCGGTCAGCGCAACATCCAGCAAAACTTGGCACCCGGCGCGACCGCTGGTGCAGTAGGCTCCGGCCAGTTTGGATCAAAGCGCGGCGCTGAGGTTCTGGGCCAGACCATGAGCAATGCTGACCGCGACATCCTGAACGCGCAAGCCTCGGCCTTGGGCACCGGCTACAACACCGCCCTGCAAACCGCCTTGGGCGAGAAACAAGTTGCGAACACCGCAGGTCAAACCGCATCTAACGCCGCCTCCGCAGGCCAGCAAAACCTGACTCAAGCTGGATCGGCGCTGGGAAGCCTTGCTTCTACCAACCAGAACCTGAACCTGAACGACATCAATGCTCAAGCCACCTTGGGCGCACAGCAGCAGACCATCAATCAGAACCAGCAACTGTTCCCGCTGAACAACTTGTCCACCCTGTCCGGCATGCTGCGCGGATACAGTGTCCCCATGTCCACGACCGCCACAAACACCGCCCAGATGTCGCCTTTGTCGGCTCTGGCGGGTGCAACCGCTGGAACCGTTGGGTTGTTTACGGCAGGGCAAAACGGTCAAACGCCTTTTGACTCTTTGCAGGCCGCATACAACAAGCTCACTAATGGCAATTCCGGCTCATCGGGGAATACTGTGTCAGATACCACTGTTGGCGGCGGTATCACCACCCCCGGCACGCCGCCGCCTCCAAATGTCTCCCCCGGCCCTGTCGGGGGACTGGATAATTCAAACTTATCTGGCAGCGGATCGCCCTCCATCACTTCTTTCCCAGCAAGTGGCGCCACCCCCGGCGGAGCTGATGACGATCCATCGTTGCACCCCAACCAGCACTGGGACACGTACAACAATGCATGGGTCAACGACTAAACCAAAGGACTGATCATGGCTGAACAACAACCCGGTCTCTCGACCGATCCATCAAAAATCAATCAGTACGGTGCTAACCCTGCGGACTTGCAGGAGTATCAAGACTCTTTGCAGGCCCAGATCAAGTCTCTGGAAGACCGCTACTCCAACCCGAACTGGTTCAAGGTGGCTGCGGGATTCCTGAAGCCTCAATTAGGAGGATTTGGCGCGTCCTTGGGCTCTGCCTCCGAGGCGCTGGGTGAGAACGTCGAAGCTGGCCGCGCGGCTGCTCTGCCGATTGCACAAATGCGCTCGCAGTTGGCTCAGTCCAAGATTGCGTTGGGCCAAAACCAGAAGGCAGCTCAAATGCTGGCCGAGCACACCGGCCCAGTAACGGCGGATTTTGTGCAGCAACTGGAAGCGCTGGGAGATACCCCTTCTGCGCGTGCCGCACGCAAAACCTATGAGAGCGCCAACACGGAACGTGGGCTCGCATCCAGTGAATTGGGTAACGCCTTGAGTCGCATTGCTTTGGCAAAAACAACGCCCGGCATGACCATCAATCCGGCAGACCTTGCAATTGCTTCCCGTGGCTCTAGCACACAGCCTCCAGCGGCTGGAAAGCAAGCGGCTACCCCAGCACTCACTCCACAAGGAGAGCCCGCAACTTTCAAAGGTACTCCACTATCTCCCGAAGGGTTGAAGTATTATCAAGACCTTGCCAAATCCGGTGGTAAGGATGCTGCGGATGCGCAATCCTTTTTGGATGCGTACCAGCAATCCCAAGTGGCTGGTAATACCGCTCCGAGCGCAGTTGCTTCGGCTCCGGCCCAAGCTCAGGCTCCGGCAAACCCATTGACAATTGAACAGCAAGCCGCCATCAACAACACCAATGCCGAGGAACTGAAGGCGGTTCATGCGCCGAAATTAGCAGACATACTTCAGCATGATCGCCAGAACTTTAGTGACACCAAGGAACTTTTGAAAAGCACAAGCTCACTGGTAAATGATCCAGAGGTTGCGAAGGGGCTCGGCCTTTTGTATGGCGATCCGGGCTTTTTGACGGCTGCAAAAACAGCCTTGGCAAAGGGTCTCAATATTTCAGCGTCTGGCGGCGTACTGGGTGGAAATATTTCTGCCAGCTTGCCAGTGGAAGACATTCTAAAGTCTTCAAACTTGTCCGAGCCAGTGCAAAAAAAGGTGCGGCAAGTTGCATTGAATTTGTCTCAACTGGAAGCGCAAAATGTGCGCCAAGCTATCGCTGGTGTGGGTGCTGGAGGCCATGCCAACGTGCCTGAATTCAATACCGCGATGAGTAGGGTTGTTTCTGGCTCAGACCCGCAAGAAGTCTTGCGCCAATACCTTGCCAAAGAGACGGTAAAAAATATGCGTGGGTATGAGCATAATGTAGCTTTTAATGCTTGGCGAAAAGCCAACCCCGGCGTGCCAAATCACGAGTACGTTGGAACTTCAAGCTACAACGGCATTGCGGATAAATACGCGCCGGACTTGGCTAAAGCATACGGCAACCAATAAGGGGAAAACTGATGACTGATGAAGAAGAGTACCAAGCCATGCTCAAGGCCAACCTTTCTGCGCCAGAGGCTCCTGCGCCTGCACCAAAGGCATCAGCCGCGTCAGCAGCCGCATCAGACAACACCCCAAAGCCGCGACCATCGGTAGCTGACATGGTGTCGGGTGCCTATAAAAAAGTGCATCTTCCCGAATTTTTGAATTCAGCAAGAGATTACACCGACCCAGCCGCTATCGGTGCTGGTGCTGGTGCTGCTCATGCTCTGGTCAATTCCGGAGCAAGTTACAACCCCCTGAATTCTGAGTTTCTCAAGTACCCCAAAGAAAAAATCTTGGACGCAATGTCTGGGCTGGATAGGTATGTAAAAAGTCAAGTTCATAGCGACCTTGGTGTGGACAATATTTTTGCAAAAGATTTGTCGAATGCGACAGGAATGCCTATCAGAAGCACTTCTGAAGCGCAGGCTGCTATCGACGCCATTAAGGCTCAAAACGCTGCACGCACACCGGTGACAAAAATTGTCAATGGGGTGCCCACCGTAGTTCGCTATATGCAGCAGGGTGCAACGGAGGCTACACCTTTGGTTTCATCCAATATGTTTGATCAGGCTGGTGCTGCTGCGGCAAAATATCTGCCCAGCGTGCCGGGTGTTGAAGCGGCAACCAAATGGGTCAAATCTGTCGCCCCAACTGTGGGTGGAATGGCGGGCCGGGCCAATGTTGCCGGTCAGCTTGCGGATTTTGGAACTCGTCTATACCAAGGTGATGTGCCGGGCGCTGCAATCTCTGCCGCAGGCGCTGCGGCCCCGCTATTGTTTGCTCCAGAGGTTGCCATACCGGCCACTATGGGTGCGCTTGCAACAAATTATATGCGGGACAATCCCAACATGATCACCCCCTCAAAAAGCCAACTATCGCCACTGTCGATTGCACGGAAATCACTCCAACAAAGTGGCGTTGCTGGCGGCGGACGAGGCTTTGTAAATCCTAGTGATGACCAGCAGTAAAACACAAAAACATCGTCAAAATTATTAACCAAAACCAAAGTTTTACCATTTCAATTTCCTCCAGATCACGTTGGTTGTCTCCCCGGCGTGAGGGCATTGCAGTTGCCCTATTTGGCCCCTACCGTCAAAAGTAGGGGCCTCTTTTTTACTGGTTCCGAATCTGCGCCATGCGCTCGGCCACCAAGTGATTCAACGACCGTGCAGCTTCAATGCAGCGCGTGCGTTCCTCCTTGATGATCTCGGGCGCTGCCGCAGCCACGAAGGCGTTTGCCAGCTTCACCAAGTCTTCCTGAAGGAAGTTGTAATCCCCCTCCAGCGCGGTGTTCATGAAGGTGTTTACCACCTGCTCTTTGCTCAATTCCATCACTTACTCCTAAAAATTTGCTCGGCTAGAAGGTATCCCTCCAGCGGCCAGATTTGTCGTATCGCATCATCGAATGCAATCTTGCGTCCAATGGTTTCATCGAACTCGGCGGGATCAACGCAAGCAGCCAATCCTTTGATGGTGTAGCCGTTTTCCATTTCAAGGATGCACAGCGTGGTGCGTCCATCGGGCAAGACCAAGTAGGTCTCACCCTTGATCTTGGCTTTGATGCCTTCAAGGGTGACTTTCATCATTTCTCCTTGGCCGGGAACAGTTGGCTCAGAACGTCGGCGTACTGGGCTTTGCGGCGCTCCAGCAGGGCCACCTTGTCCAGCTTGTCCAGCAAGGTGGGGAAGTTCAGGTCTTCCTTGGAGCACTGCTCTTGCACCTCAGCCTCCAAGCGGATGAGTTCGTCGTCCAGCTTTGCCATTTCCAGCTCGGCTTGCGAACGAACCTTGCGGGCTCGCACTGGTGCCAAGGCTTCGGCCAGCTTCTCTTTGGACATCGAAATCAGTTCTGCGAAGGGTTTCAATTTCATGCTATTTCTCCAATCAATAAAAGTTTTTTGTCTGCGTTTTTGAGAAAACTTAGAGGGGTTTCGGGGTCTGAACAAGGCTCCTGTTTTTTCACGGCGACAGGCATGCTGAACGAGTCGCCGAAAAACCCCCGCCCATACTCTTCCTCGTGCAACACTTTTGCGTAATACTCATATTCGTCGCGGGATGTTGCGCGGCGCATTCGATCCCTCGCGTACTGCGCATTGGTTGGCCCTTGGATTGCCACCGTTACACCCCTTCCAGCGTCCCTTGCTCGGGCACAGTGGTTGCGAACTCCAGCGAAATGCCTTTGTTCATGAGCTGGGCCACGTCCAAGGTCTTGGCGACCCGCACGTCAAAGGTTTTGCCAGCAATGTGGCGGATGGCTTGGGCTTGGCTTGCGGCCTGCACAAGGTGGGATTGGTCGCCATTGGTGACGACGTAAATGCGTTGATCTGCTGCCATGATTTTCTCCAGTTAAAAAATTAGTGTGCCTTGGGGGCTTTGGGTCGGTTCCACAGAAGCAGGGATTGCTTTTTGGCACCATGGAATTCCAACTCTTGCTCGGTGTACGTTTTTTGCATTGGCAGGCCCTCATATCCCGGCCCAACGTACACGCCAAACTTTTGGTAATGGGGCACGTAGGTGATGTCACCCTTCACGTATCCCGTTGCATAGTCACGCGGTGCGCACAGTTCTTCTTTCATTTCAAACTCCAAACTTGTTTTTTAGAACCCAAAACCGATGCAGTGCCTTGAACATTTCCCAGCCGGTTTGCAGCTCTTCCTCAGTCCACTCCTTGACCGCGATGAGGCCGGGGTGTGTGCGTGATGCAAAGACGTTGGCGCAGCGTGCGTGGGTAGACCCAGCCCATTGCGGTACGCGGCCAATTGCATGCAGTGCTCGTCGTATGCGTCCACCTTGTCGTCTGGGCCAAACTCCTTCGACTTGGCGTCCAGCACGATGCCGGTGGGCGCATGCTCATCAGGCTCGCAGTACAAGTCAACCTTGCCGCCAAAGCCCATCTGGCTGGTGAATGACCGCTCCGTGAGCCACGGCTGATCTGGGTGCGTCTTGAAGTGGTTGAACACCGATTCTTCAAAGCGCATGGCCGTCTCACGGTGCTCCACGTTCTTGTGGCCGCCGTACCAAGACTCAATCGACTCATGGATGCGCGTACCCTGCTCCGCCGCCAGCTTCCCAGTGGCTTTGGAGTCGGTCACCACGCGAGCGATGAACTCTTTTTCGGTCTCACCGGCCACGCGGGGGAGCGTCAATGCTGCCAACAGCAATTGTTCGTTCTTCCACACGTCTAAACCGGGCTTTGCAGCGACTTTAAGAACGGTGGTGACCGAGGGCACCAGATTCATCTTTCGTGCGTCCCTGAGCGTTGTAGGCCGTTGCTGGCCGTCCTTCGCGGTCACGGTGTACTGCGGTGATCCGTCTTGGCCGTACCAATGCGTATTTTCCGCAGCCCTTGCAATAATTGTGGTCATACCAGTCGCTCCACTGCGATATAGGTTTGGTCATCGCTGATGGTGGTGAAGTACGAGCGGAACCCATGCCTGGCGTTCATCTGCGAACCAATAGCACTGCGAAGCGATTTCACATCAAATTGCGGAGGAACCGGAATGTTTACTGGAAAGTTTGGCTGAATGTGGGCCAAAAATGGCTTCACGTAATTGCTCAAACCCGGAGTCCGTGTTTCGCGTTGCTTGCTCATCTTGAAAAGTTCATGGTAGTCCGTTGGCTCACTACTTA